CATTGAGCAAGACTTTCGAGCAGGGTGCAGTGTATACAATAGAGGAAATGAAGGACTTATCGGGCATAATATTCTTGCCCAGCAACTTTGTTTATGAGGGCAAAACACAAGGGAGGAGGGCTAAACATATATTCAGGAGTGTGAACGGAGGATACTTACTCACATTTACAGATATACAGCTTTATGGTTTTATATTTAGGGAAGGAGGTGGTGACAATGCCGAAAGGTTACGAGAAGATGCGGGATTCTATCAAGAAAGATCTAATCAAAAAGGGAAAATCACCAGAAGCAGCAGACAAAGAGGCGAAGCGGATCGCCGCAGCTACGTGGAACAAACATCATCCCAAGAATCCTGTTACCAGAAAACATAAGAGTAAGTAGGCAAGAGGCCGAGATTCCTCGGCCTCTTTTGCTTATAGAGACAACAAAACAATTGCCATGACGATAATAAGTGCTGCTATGAAAATGATTTGTTTCTTTTTAAATGTTATCTTTTCATCTGGCATTCACATCACCTCCAATATAGGTTTAATTGGATGCCAATATACCCAAACCAATACCTAACACAAATCCCCATGTTCCACCTTTAGCAAGTCCTTTATTATACGACTTGGATAATTCTTTGTTCATACTATCTTGTAATTGTCGTAAGTTGTCCTCCATGAGCAACACCTGACGTTCAAGTTCCATGTTAGCTTGGTTGGCTTCAGTTAGGGCATCACGTAATTGCTGTTCAATTGTGACCATACGATATTTCATGGTCTTAAGTTCTTCATGTTCTGCCATAGCTCCAGTTAATACACTTCTACCCCAATCCCATGGAGCAGCGATCAATGGTTCGGTTACAGTATAACCTGGTAAGAGTTTTCTCCATTCTTCATTCCACTCGTTCGACCACGATGGTGGAGTAGTCATTAGCAGCATTAAGAAAATCATCATCAGAAACAGACTGTATTTCTTTAGCAAGCTCATCACCTGCCTCTTTGGCTATGCGTGTTATGTCTTTTATGTCTTGTGTTATCTTGTCAATTTTTTGTAATGCATCTTTACTTTCACGCAATGCTTCTTGTGTAGCCTTAATTGTTTCTTGGGCTTGCATTAGCATTTCTTGCGTAGAAACATGATTACGCCACACAAATATAAGACTTATTATAAGGACAATAGTTATAATAATCCACAGAGTCTTAGAGTTCATGAATTTACCTTCTTTTCAGTGGTAGTATCTATCTTGTGTTCATACGCTGATTTGCCGAAATACCCCACGATGATAGTACTACCTAACCATTTCAACAAATCGGCAGATCGTTCAGTTAGTGGGCAAAGTGTGGTAACGTCTAATACTATAAGGACACATGTAAATATAGTAAAGCACAGTGCTATAAGCTTTGTAAGGGGTAACTTTCTAATCCTATCATTTAATGGCATTCTTAATCACCTAACATCTTTACAATTATAGTAGCAACCAAGCCTCCCACGCCCCCAGCAGCTGCAACCATGCCAGTAAGCCTTGAATTGCTCATGCTGACACGCCACAGCCGCTCTGGCACGTCGCGAAGCGTACCGAGCTCGCTTTCGACAGTGCGGATGCGCACTTCGTGATTTTCAAGTTGTTTCTCATATCTCTTAAACTGGCACTCGCGCTCCGACATCTGAGTTTCTATCCTTGTTAGTCTATCATGAATATGATTAAACGATACTCTGTTTTCTTCGCTCAATTTTTGTACTTGTTTAGATAGATCTCTTAAGGTAGATTGTAGTATCTCAATATCAGAAAGCGTCATCGTACCACCCCTTTCAAAGTCCTGCCTGTTGTTTGAGTTTGGTTACTCTATTTACGATCCAACCCTTGAAGAATCTTTCCTGTGATTTGTTATTTGTGATGATGGATGTATAAAGTTCAACTCTATTCATCAATACGTCAATGCACAAATAGCGAACCAACGAATTAGGTTGGAGCCACATATTGTGATCCATGCTGATTACGTCTTTAACTGCGGCAAGCGTCTTAGGCCCAATGGCTCCATCAATGGTTAAGCTTGAACCTGTCTTAAGTATTGAGTTTAGCGATTGTTGAAGCAACTTAACGGCAGTGCTTGGTCCATGGTTAACAGCCATATCGAATATTATTAGATCAAGAGGGTCTGGCAAATTGTCCGCCTTGACAACATCCCAATAGCCCTTTTTGTAGATGGTCCTGGCATGCTCTACCGTCAGCGTTTTCACCGTTACGTCCGCAGGCACCCAACCTTTCGCCTGGGCTGATCTGAGCGTGCCCTCAGTTACGCCCAGGTTCGTCTCGCCTCCCCTGTCGTTCGGGTCATTGCTGTAGCCGCCTTCGAAGTCTAAAACGATCCTGAACACGTCATCGAATCGTATTGTAATCACCGTCCTTCCTCAATCGCCCCCGGGGTCATGCCCGCCGTGGCCGGGATCTATGAAGACCGTTTCCATTACCACACCACCGCTTCCAGCTCGGCTACAAGGGGAAGGCCGCCTCTACTTGAGTGGGACATCAATAAAAGATCGCTCATATTATTAACACCACCCTATCAATAAATTGCATACAAGCTCCCCTTAAACACAATCGTTGTTTCCGGATTACTGTAATTGGACGTGAAGGTTAATTTCAATTTATCACCATTGAACGCATCAACGTAGTAATTGCAATCCTCCGTCATTTTTACAACTCCAGGGGAGTTCATTGTATAGGTAAATGTAGCCAATGTGATATTACCAGCATCATTCGTTATCGTAATGGTTGCAATGGTAGAGCTTCCATAAGCTGGATTTGATATTGGGTAGAATTCAAACCCGATAATCCTTGTAGGGGGGATTGTTAGTGTGAAGGTGGTGTCTTTTGGGCAGGCGGCAACGCATTCTGATTCTGACGAAAAACTTATAGCGCGTCTTGTTTTTTGGAGCATAATTTTACTGCTATGATTTGAACGCTCAGACTTCAACGCACGGTACTGGCCGTCGGTGGCTGTACCGCAATTTGTAATGATGAACAATGGCGATATCCCGATATTATTAGTAGCTCCTGTGATGGTGAAAGTGCTGCCTGTTACAAAAGATGAGGGGATGTCGCTGTTATCTACAATAACCACTAATTCTGAAGTAGCTTTCGAACCATCTCCAGTGTAATTGAAGAGATATTTTTGCATGTTGTGGCAGTTTCTGATTACGATGCGTCCTTGACCAGTCCATGTAAACATGCGAGCTGTTATTGGGTCAGGGATGTTGTATCCACCCATTCCACAACCATCATAATATATATGCAGGTTAGCATCATGATTTATTTTTTCTACCATCAACGACCCGCCACGCATCTCAAATCTGGTGGCGTAGAAGATTACATTAGGGCGATTAGTCGGCCCAAACGAGTTTGGGTCAGCATCAATGGGAACTTTGATAATTCTGCCAGTGTCCGTAGTTGGTATTACTGAGCCTTGAGACCACAGCACGGTAGCACCTTTAAGAAATTCAAACAATGTACCACTGAAAACCTCTGCTTCACACCCATAAAACCTCCAGTTTACAGATTGTGAATTATTGAATCTAAAAGCGGTACCACTGAAAGCGAGAAATTTGCAATTGATAAATGTGTTTTCTGAGGCATTAGCGGGACCTTCCACATTAAATATGTTAGTGAAACCTTCGAATCTGCACTCTGTAAATGAAAAATTTTGAGCAGTGCCTGTACTATAGTAGTACATAAAGTTTTTGTTTGTACGGTTGGCTAACGGAACTTCAAACCTTATACCATGAAATTGGATGAACCCAAACTTGTCGTTGTTATAGATGAGATAATCATCAGGTGTTGTATCTGGAGGATCATACGAAATCCAAGTCACACCATCTTTGCCACCACCGACAATCTTATAAGACGCTAACGTCAAACCTTCAAACAACGTATTCGGTTTTGCTATTCGGTATATGCCCCTTGTTAAGCGAATCTCTGCAGAGGTCAAGCGTCGATATTGATCTGCAGGAGCCATATAGTAAGCGAAAATCAATGCTGACTGAATTGCGTCTGTGTCGTCAGTCACCCCGTCTGCTTTAGCACCAAACCACTCTGGATAGACACAGTGAATTCTAGTGCTAGGCGCACCTCTAATATTCCCATCCCCTCCAAATATCTGCCAGGGACCTGCGCTTATGCCCCCCTCAATAGTCAGCCTGATCCCAGTTGCTGGAGAGAGTTTTCCATTACCTTTGAAAGATAGATTGATATTGGAAGGAATAGTTAAATTAGTTGCCGTGATAGGAATGTCATTATATATCGCAATAGACGTAGGGTCGCTTCCAGCACTAGCAACTAACGAGCGTAATGTTATTTCGTCTCCTGCACTCTGCTCAACAGCACCTAAATTACCACCATCTACGATATTGGCTACCACTTTATCCGCATAAACCGTATTCCAGTTTTTTGCAGGTGTTCCAAGATCTGCGCCCTTATCAGTACGTGGTACTATATTCCTCGCCATTTTAGGCCACCTCCTGAAGTGTTATGTCGCCATTCTCATCAAGCACAAAATACTCGCTTGTCAACGGAGTAATCATCGGCATAAGATCTCCGTTTTCGTCTACTTCAAAAAAACCATCCGGGGCAACAGTTATTCGTGTCCACTCCGCCTCGTTGTCGATGCCGTTTATATTCGGAGCAGAAGTGATGTTCGTTCCGATGCACCTGTACGTGTGCCCATTTGTAAAAGCGACCACATCTGGGAAATTATATACAGTCCCACTATCCCACGCCGGTGCGGCAGCACCGAAGGCTTCAGCGGCAGACCCGGCAGCATCCAAAGCCGCAGCCTCGGCGTTCGTTTCAGATCTGGCAGCTTTCGTCGCATGATGCAGGGCAGAGTATTTACCAGGTTCTACCTCATCATTCTCAGGGTTCTCGGCCCATTGCTGAGCCTTCAACACCTGTACGTATCCATTTTGCTCAGCTTTGGCAGCCCAATGAAGTGATGAGTATTTACCAGGTTCTACCTCATCATTCTCAGGGTTCTCGGCCCATTGCCTAGCTTTTTCTACCCATTCAAGAGTTTCAGATAGATTGTTGAAATAAATTGCATCACTCCATGTTGTGCCATTATCAGTGCTGAAGCTAAGATACTTGTCTGTTTCTACAGGGTCATTATGCCACGTTACACCATCAGCAGAATATTTAATCTTCATATGTGGAGCCGCAGCTCCCTGAGGCCCAGGTGAGTTCATCGGCCTTACAACCACTGCTTGTCTTAAATCTTCAAAAGGATTACTCATTATGATCCCACCTTATCACATGTCACTACTTTTACCTTGCCACAGATAATGGGATATGTTTGTCTTGGTCCCCCAAAATCAGGTGTAGTTAAACTCGCAACCCACACATAAGACCCTGCAAGAAAAGCATTGGTTTGTGTTGGAGACAACTCTATTTTGATCATGCCATAATCTGTCAAGGTAATTTCGTTTCCTGTAGTCCACCGTGCTATTGTAGCTGTGGAATCAAAGTCCTCTAATATTTCAATGGCGAGATCATATCCAGTGAAATTAAAGGGCTGTCCATAAACTTCAAATAGGAATCTATAGTCCCACGAATAGCCCCTCATTATTGGAGGTAGGTTTTCATGTGCAGGATAAAGCATAGCTATATACCCACAAAAAACAAACCATCATATACTCCACACTCCTTTTGGCCTTCTCTCCTGGTGTGGTTCTGTTTATTATAGTGCATTTTCAAATAATTGTCAATCATTTGTTTTTGGGCGCATTAAACAAAAATCTGCGCCATTCAAATTCTTTATCATATGCATCAGACGTAATATAATCCATGAGATACGCAAAGTTCTGCCTCAAGCCTTTAGTGGGAAGCCTCCACCAGAACTCAGCAGCTGGATATGTTGCTTTAGCAAGGTCTTGCGCTCTTTCTGGCAGAGTTTTGTCCCCATCCTCAAACATTTTCCACATATACCTTGATACGTTAGCTATTTCGGTAAATCCCCTTAGCGCAGGAGAAAACTGATACGTTTCATATCCGCTTATGATACCAAAGAAATCCCTCAGCATAATCCACGTCCCTACGTAATACCCCAACGTATTTCTTGCCGCCCATTTAAACCACGTCCACCAAGCTGCTTCATCATCCCAAGGATCAGGTTCTTCGGGTCCGCCCTGGCGCATCCAAATCAAGGCATTTGCTGGTATGACCAAACCCCAAAGCAGAAATGCTGCAAACCTTGCCACGTCACCTTTCTTGATCAAGTGCTGTGTTTCAAGGTACGTCATATTGCGTAATGTGCCCATGAAAGAGTAAAACATAGAACAAAGTTGGTCGAACTCAGATCCTCTTTGCTTTGTAACCAAATCTATAGCACGTCCTACGTTTTGAGTTTGTCTTATGACCATATCAGCATACTCTATGGCTCTTTGCTCACTTAGTCCTTCTTCTATTTTCATATTGTATGCTTCAAGCCAAACGGGTATGGTCACCGTGGCATCCATAAACCCTATGAAATAGAATCCTGTCTCGCGAATGCGGTCCATCGTTCCTGCTTGTATCTGTCTTTTCATGACCGCCGCCACATCACGGTCCCACGATTGACGCCTGAATCTCATGAACGGCGACCTATCGTGCACAAATTTCACCTTCTCATTCCACGATGATGGGTCGCTGTAAAATGACATGATGGCATGCCCCACACGTGCAGGTCCTATCATTGCAGCAGCTGAAGAGTAACCCATAATCTGCGCTATAGCAGGAGACATCCTCAAGCCCAACCCCACCATTGTGGCTCCCATCCTTGCTCGGCGTATCATTCTTTGAATTGATGTTGTGGCAGGAGCAAAGCCCGACTGAATGTGGTCTAACCACCTATCAAATTGTTCCATCGCATTTTTACCTAAGGCCCGCGTGATGGCATGTCTGATATCGGGGTCATTGATAATGCGCCTTACGTCGCGTATTGCGCGCTTAAATGCAAGGTCTTCCGTAATATCTGCCACATGCTTGGCCAATACTGGAGTGACGCTGAGCATAAGTTTAGCATCCTCGCCCACAGTGGCAAGACGTGGTTTAGCATATCCTGCGATCATTGACCGAGCACCAGAGATCATCCTGATGTTGTTGTCCATATCGGTATCAGTGAAGAACCTAAGATGAGATAGCCGTCTATCATATGCTATCGGGTAGTACCCGCCAGCTATCCACCCGTAAGGCGTCATCATGCCTGCAGGCTCTACTTTTTTGGGTCTCAGTCCAGTAACATCAACCATGAGTTTTTCAACCTCAGGCCAGTAAGATTCAAGAAACGCTAAGACGTCTTTGACGAAGCCCCAATCAGCCTCGGTCATATTTTCGTTTAACCACGTTTCTATGGTCTCGCTATCAAGACCAAAACCCGTCATTAGCCTTTCTCTGCCCTCGACATTGAGATAATTGAGTGCCACGGCGAGCATGTTGTCCTTGTTCATTCTCTGTCCAGGTATCAACGATGTTTTAAGCCATTGCTTATGCCATCGCCGCGATTCTTTTTCTGGATAGTATTTGTTGATAATGTCAACGATTTTTTGAGCAGCTTCATACTGAAGTAGCGTGGCCCGACCAGTAGCCTTTTCTAATGGATTATATATAGCATCTCTTATTTTACTAAATTCGTTAAAGTTGCTAAGTATTTGAATTAAGAAATCAATTCTGTTGTGCTCCATAACAAATCTATCTAACCCATCTTTCAGCTTTTGCATCAAGGTGGGATTTAATGCTCCAATATCTTTGCCTTCTTTTTGAGTAACTAAAGCTATTTCTTCTAAAATACCGCTTATTGTTTTATCAAAATCCTCTTGTCTTTCTGCCTCAAGAAATTTATTCTCTAACTTGCCTATGTGTTCTAAGGTTTTAATGGCATCTATAAGATCATAGAATTCACCAACGGTCATCTGGTCTATTGGTTTACGAGCAAGAGAATTTATCATTTCTTCAGGAAGCTCTATTTCTTCGCCTAATGCCTTGCGCTCTTCTATATATTTTCTCAGTTCGTCACGGACGACTTGTTCTTCTTTGGTCCTGCGCTTGGCATCCACAGAATCTACGAGGTTAGCTATGGCGTCGAGTACCTTGATTGGAAGGCCATAAGTCTTTCTACCTCTGTTCTTATATTTCTTGATAAGTTGCATGCCACGCTTTACGTTCTCTCTAACTTCTATGGCTTCACGCGCGAGGGCGAAGTTTTGAGCCTGGAGATCTTTGTAGTAGACAGCTGCTTCATATTCACCATCTAATAGAGCCTGCTCGTATTTACGTGCATATTTTGTTTCTTGTGCAAAATACCTCGCAGGAGAGACCTTGCTCACCACATTGCGCAAGATAAGAAGTTTAGCATTGGCGCGCATCATTTGAGCTCTCTTGATTGAAGCTTCGACTAAGTTTTGTTTCGTCGTCCTTGCATCCAAGATCAACGACTCAAGCACTAAAGAAGCCAACATGTCATCGTTGTGGGTTGCTTTTTCTGCTATCTCCCTGAGACCATCACCAAAGGCCCCTGACTGTATCTCTCTGTTCAGGTTGTCTTGGTATGCTCGTCTGACTACATCTGCAATCGGCTGGGCTGCGGCAAGCTCAGTATACATTTCATCGATGTTAGCGAAGCCAAACATAGCCACAGCGTCACTGAGAGAGAGGTTGGCATCTTTGACCTTATACATGTGTCTGAATACTTTAAGACCTTCCTCGCCGAATACATCCAATATCTCTTGCTTCGACAAACTGAACCTTGACTTTGGTCTTCTAAGCACTGATATCATTTGATAGACAGGCTGAGACCTGATCATGGCACTAACTTCTTTTTTGATCTGTTTACGTCTATCTCCAAGAGTATTTTGCAATCTATTAACCAATGGCTTAACGCCATTCTCGACGAGCGAGGCATGCTGTTCTTGGAGCGATTTATTGACAAGTTTGGCCAATGTTTCCACGTTGTCAGTGCTTACCCCAGCCTGTTCGGCAAGTTCAACTATTCTATCAAGGTGTTGACGCTGCATGATTGCGTCTGCTTCGTCTTCGAGCATTATCCACCTATCGAAGACACTTCTAACCTCGTCAGACAATTCAACGCCCAAGACCGAAAGCTCACGATATATATCCAACAGCCATCGTTTTATTTTCTCAAATATCGTGACTACCTCAGGCGTGGGAGCTTTGCCCTCCATGAGATAGGCTTCAAAGCCCCGCGCTATCTGTTCTTTGTGTTCGGTGGTTAGCTCTTCGCCCTCAGTAACACCAACCCAATCACGAAGGACAGCAAGGTCACGCAACCCCTCTTCGGATAACGTTCCCATCGCCTCAGCACGGAGCATATGTTCAATGGCAAAATGACCAGTAAATTCATGCACAGCTGTCGATATGTCAGCATCTTTGAAAATCCTTATTATCGCCTTACCAGAGTCTTGGTCGAACTGCATGCCGCCCTTGGGGTCTTGTTTAAACTTAACCTCAGCTTCGCCGACCTCATCACGAACGATTGTGAGGTTATTCAATATTGCTTGTGGATCTTCACCTGTGTATTTGGCAACAGTGAAAAGCACTCTGGCGTTTATATCAGAAACAGTTTCTGCTTGCTCTAAACTAAGTCCAGCATCAGACAGCTTTATTCTGATGTTCTCTTTAAGGTCTCTTAAGGCCCTTGCTCTTTTATCGAGGTCTTCTGTAAATGCGTCTATCTCACTTTCAAGCCTCGCCCTGGTCGTTTCTACTTCTCGCTCTGTTATACCTGTTTCGCTGAATGCAATATCCTTGGCCAAACCTTGCTGGAGTTCTGTGCCTGCAATCTTTGAAGCGTATACTTCTGTGGGTATGGCCATCCTTGCGCCATCATCATCTAAGGCTTCAAGAAATTCTCTTTCTGCAGCTGCATCTCTCTCAATTGACAGGACATTCGATTCATCAACAGCCCTTCTGTATTCATCCTCCACACCAAGGCCGGCTGCTGCTTCTTCTGGATCAACGTTTTGGTCTTGCCAGTAGGTCTGCCACCGCCTGACAGGGATGTATACATTTTCTCTTGGAGTACCATCTACGATGTCTCTGATGTTTTTCTCGTATGTAGATGGAGAACGTTCTTTGGTCTTGGATTCATTGACTAAGTCGTTTAACTCTTCGAATATTTCACGACTTTGATTGTATTCGTCAAGGTTTACTTTATCCTCTAATATACTTCCACTGACACCTAAGGCAGACCACAATCCGAAAGAATAAAATGCCATCTTGGCTTCTTCTAATGGATCTAAGAATTCTTCGGTGAAGCCTGGTAAAGCAAACGGTTGGCCTGAAGTATATTTAAGATATCTGTTAGTAAGCGCACCAACTGATCCTTGTAAGAATTCTTCAGCAACTTCGTTTACCATATCAACGACGCCTCTCGCTACATTTCTTGTAACTATCCCTAATAGTGATGGCGTACCAAAAACTCTCGATGTAATTGCGGCAACAGGCCCAGTGGTTCTATACATTGGCTTAAACCATCTGATTGGCACCCAGGAGAGCGCAAGTCCTAACTGCATCAGCTCTATTGGTGCCTGTATAGACGCTGCAATATAAGACCACTTAGCCATATCATGAGAATCAAGACCCTGGCCATAAATATCTCTCTCTGCTTCCATGTCCCTATAGTTTCCAAACATTTCAGAGAGCTGTATTGCGCGCATCATACCGTATCTCTTAGCCCATGTTGCAATTCTACTAACTACTTGCTGCTCAACTGTAGTCTTAGCAGAAAGAAGTGCACCAGCGGCACCAACAACGGGAGCAGTCATTTTACCTGCTCCAGCTATAGCACTTGCACCAAGCCCAGCAAGCAGCGCCCATGTAGCCTGTCCAGCCCCTACAGACATCCATGCATAGGTTCTGCCTGCTTGCTCAGTAAAACCATGCAAAAGTTTACCAAAGAAACCCTTATCTCGATACCAATTAACATAATATGGACTTTCTTCAACAGCCTCTCTGTATCTTTTCCAATCGAGCATTCTTTCTTCAATGTCAATACCTTTAACCATAGCCCACGCGTCTTCTATATCAGGAAGCAAAAGCAAATATGGAGATAGTCCTTCTCTTTCAGCTATATAGCGCGAGTTTAGAATACCCTCTTTAGTAGATGCAGCACCATGTCTAAATGTAGTTGCAAGCTCTTTGTATGTTCTACCAGGACCAAAATCAACTGGAGTCCATGTTTCTGATTTTACACTTCTCTCGTGAATGCGTTTTCTTTCTTTAGTGCTCCTTGAAAAAGCGGGTCTACCTTTAGTGCGTTTTCTATCAGATATGAATGGGATGGTCGGTTTAGAAAGAACTTCCTCAGTTTGTTTGATATTGTCCAAATCATCTCTAACAATTGCCATCCTTGAAACTTCTCTGGCCAAAAGTTCTGCCATCTTTGGTGCAGAAAGCATGAACGAATCCCAATCGTAATCGTTAGGAGTTAAGGTTTTACCGCGCTTCTCTATATCATTGCGCACTTCAGGGAGGTTCATTATTGTGGCCATAGTATATCCATACTCATCGGCCATTTTCTGATAATGAGCAATTTGATCTGGGCTCATATCACCAAGAGCCCTATATGCATCAATGAGTGGCTGTTTAGGCATGTATGGTTCTTGCTTTCTTTGTTGTAACATCAAAGAAGCATATGCTATATCATTTGCAATATCTGAAGGGACGTTAACCCCTTGTATTGCGAGCTCCTCTTCTTCTTCAAACCATAATTTATCTGCCATCTATTTTTTGCCTCCACCAACTGGCATACCACCAACAACTTCCCATGCTGGAACCCAAGTACCATTTTGGTTCATATACCATTGTAAACTGCCGTCTGGTGCTTCTCTAAGCACGGCACCCATATTGAATAATTCAAACCCTCGCAAAACATTCTCTTTGAAGAATCCTCGGGAAACGACTACTTTTTGCATTAACACATCAGCAATTTCATAACGTGTTGTTGGGCTTATTGAATCTATACCCGTTGCCCCTCCAAGAGCATTTATAAACGTAATATACGCTTCTTCGAATTGAGCCCATTCTGGTTTTGAAGGTACCATTCCATATGCATCTTTAACATAACTTCTTACGTCAGAAGATATGTTAATACCGTAGTCTGTTGGTAAATATACATTTGGATTTTTCTGTACCACATCTTTAATTATATTTTCTATCTCATGACTACTCAGAACACGTTTTTCTATGGTTTCTTTGTTGTTAATAGCATTGTATATGTCGTTTGCAAGTCGGGGGAAAAGTCCTTCTGGGATGTTATAATCTCTCATAGCTTTAAATATAGAATCCCCAAGTTCTGGATGAGCATTCCTCGTTCTCCAAGCTTGATAAACTGTAGCTTGTTGCGATTTAGTTAATCTTCCATCAAAAGACATCAATAATTCAAGTTCATTTCTGAAGGCATCGGGATGTCCTTCTGGTCTTGACGCTCGATATAAAATTTCTTCAGTAGCTTTAACACTTTCCCACATACCAACATCTGTGCCCATATAATCAGATTTTATCTGATTTATCAACCTTCTTTTCGTTGCATAATCTAAATTAGAATCCTCAACTATTCTAATGGCATCAGTCATGGACTGAACTGAGCCAATTCTATTTAAAATACTTCTTAGGTAATTATCCTCACGCTCTGCTTTGAATCTACGTTCGTCTACATAAACACCCTGCACATATGTCATAAGAGCATTTTCATCTTCACCACTGAAGTTTTCTCTTATATAGGCTAACGCACCTGCTTCATTGTTCAAACCAAATTTTTGGAATATCTCATATCCTTTTTCTTGAATAAAAATGACTTTTTCTTTCTTAGTAAAAAATTCCTCAATTTTTGTTTGGCTTGCAGTACTAATTTCATCTTTGTTCTTTTCATAATAATCTTTTGCAGCCTCAAGAGCATCATTAGCCAACAACTTAGAAATAATGCCACTGTGTATATTATCTAAGGCTTCATTAACCATAGATATAACAAACTCTTCGCCGTAACTACCACCAAGAGCCACAGCTATACGTTCAATCTCTTCAGTTACGGTAGCCATTGTTTCAGGATCGCCCAAAGAAGATATAGCCATTTCAGTCAACGACGCAATATTTGCATTGAGTTCTTGAATCTTAGCTTTTTGTAACTCAGCAGCCTCGTGTTTAGCAAGCTGACTTTGGTATCCAGACAATTGGCGAAGCATAGATTGCATGAGTATATTTCTTTGATTGTCGTTTTCAGCTTCAGCTGCAATTTCATCAATGATCTGAGGATATAGTTCTGTAAATTTTTTGTAGACACCATCTGCATTTAATCCTTCCTGAAGCATTAGTCCTTCTTCGCCATACAAAACATCAGTGATGCGTTGTTGACCTTTTACTACAAGATTTAACCCTTTAATGGCATCTCTTTCTTCCTGCATACGCTTGGCATGAGCTTCTAACTCTGCTCCAGCTTGCGATAAAGCAGATGCTATTGTGCCACCAAAAGCCTCAGGCCCAGGAGCTGTAGCCCGAGGAGTCGGAGGAGCCTTTATCGTTTCTTGTGGGATAAGCCTCGGCACTCTCATGATTATTTACCCAGGGGCTGGCCCATCCAGTCCCATTTGTTAGAGAAATTAGTCACAGATGTCCCAAGATGAGTTAGCCCACCTATAACTCCAGCAGTCCTTGCTTGTCTACCAGTGGCACGAGCTACATCAGCTTGGTATCTTTCAAGATTAGCACGACTTCCGTAGCCCCACTGGTCAAGCATGGCATTATACCTTATTGTGGCAGCATCCTGTTCTATTGACCATTGTGTACTAAGCAAAACATCCAAAGGACTTCCTGCATCAGGCACAAGTCCAGCAGCACCAAAAGCAGCACGCTGAGTCCCTTTTGTTAATGCGCCTCTAATTCTTAGCTTTCTTTCTTCTTGTGCTGCTCTTTCTGCGGCGATAGCAGCTTTGCTTTCTTCAATTTGAGCATTATATTCTGCAGCTTTTGCTTGAGCTTCAGCACTTTCTTGGGCAGCTTTACCATACATCACTGGGGCAGCTACTGACATTACAGTACCTAAGCCACCAAGAAACGCAGGAACACTGCTAAAAGTTTTAGTTATCCAGGCAGTAAGTGCGTTAACGCACATCTCTATCACCCCTAACCCAAACCATCTTGTAAAACTTAGCAGAGCCGTCAACACCAGGGTAAACTTCATCTAAAATTTTGAACCCTACCCACTCGAGCATCTTTATCACTTCAGTGTTTTCCGAGTATATTATACACTCAAGAGCATTAAACCTAACCTGTAAATCTTTCATCATTTTCTTGAAATGCTTTAAAAACGTTATGCCGTATTCGTTGATAATGCTTGAGCATATAAGCCAAGGATATGCTCTCTTGATCAACTTAGACGGCTCACGAAAACCAAAGATAGCTGCAGTGTTTCCATCTGCAGTTACAGCATATACCTCATCAGAAAGAGAAACTGACTTCATTAGTGCGTCTTTGTTTGCTGAGCCAAATAAAACCTTTAACTCAGCCACATTGCCAGGGTGCAGCGATTCTATAATTTGATCTATGTGATGGTCTTGGCATACCTCAGTCCTAATCTCCATGGGCTACCCTCACAGTCCAATTCAATATATTAAATGGATAGGGATGTCTTTGCTCTATGGTAACCTGGCCATAATAGTCATATTCTGAACTAAGGTCTTCGGTTAAAACACCAGAGTACAATTCAAGATTTTCATTGGGATAATAGATAGGATACATATCATCTTCTCTTGTGCCAATATAACCAAACCTGCTATCCAAAACCTGCAATATAACGTTTGTAGCTCGTCGTCGTGAACCTGTTGATATGCCTTCTCTAGCTTCGTATATCAATGGTAGAGATTGAATTGTACCAATATATTGCAATCCAACGACAACGTATGACGCTGGGTTCCTTAAAATAACAGTACCATTCTGCACAGTATGGCCAAAGATTGGTACACCATCGGCTAAAACTACAACTTGTTTGCCCTCAAGATGACCCAACCCACCTATTGTCGTAGTTGGATCTCCATCGTGTGCCACAACAGCACAATCAAGATGCATGGTTTCAGGTTTTGCGCTTAGTTTTTCTATGTATCGTACGTCATTACCGTTTATATTTCTTCTAACTATCATGTATACTTCGTCTTCGGTAAGTCCTGGAGCAGATGAAATAGATTCAACGACACCACCCACATCGTGCATATGCCAGGCCCATACTTCTTGTTCTTTCATGTACGTAAGACCAAGGAGCTTACCATCAGACCTAACTACCCATAACACACTCCATGGTTCCTGCTGATAGCACCAATCGACGATTGTATAGTCATCGAAAAGATGAGTTGCAAATATAGACAAGTCAACACTATCGTAACCATCACTTTCAAACGAATATGCAAGGTCACGTACTCTCTTGCCAAACTTCTGTACAAAAAGAATGGAAGCACCCGATATTACTGGTTCAATAGGATGACTACCACGATAACCTTGGTTAGATATATACATCGAATCTGGAGTAATGGCGTTACCTTCGGCACTTCCAGTAATACGCCACTCGCCTCCAGTGGTAAGTACAATAAGGTCTTTCAATGAAACAATGCCCTGTATTTCATCAAGCGAGCGTGACCGTATGGGAATTTTGACTGAATCATCAGCCTGGATAGGCTCTGAAACGCCAAAATTATTGTAATCGCCAGTCACACTTTGCCAAATATCGAACGGGCTTGTGGGCGTTCTGCCTAAAGTCAACCTATCTTGGTGGAATGTAATTATAGCGGGCCATCCAGGAACATCGCCCCATGCTCCAAGAGACCATTTCTTTGTCGGAGTATCAAGATAAAAACACTTGCGTTTGATTTCACATCTCACCTGTGTAGGTGATATATATTCAATAATTTCTAAAATACCATTGATTTCTTGTCTTGAATATTTTAAAATCCAAGAAAATTTATAAATAGTACCAGGAGTATACAATCTTATAAGTGGAACAATATTATTATAATCTTCAGAATTAAGTTCTCCAGTAAGCTTTACTCTATTAGTACTATGCATATGCAAAAAACTATCAAAAACCTGCCATGTAGATCCATTATCTATTGAATATTGAATTTCAACAACGTCGTCTATTTTAATATCATCTACCTTGCTAAACGTTCCTGTTATTTCAAATTTACCATCTACATTCCATGGGCCACCAACTAAGCCACTTGTATTATCACTACACGAACCACGTGATATTGTTTTAGCTTCCATTACATATCTAATATTTATCAATCTACCTACATCTTCTGGGACAAACATATCAGAAGAAGCTGTAACCGTAACAGTATCGCCAATCTTACCAATAGAGCCATTGTATGGCTCTATAGTAAACGTAACATCAGTAATATTTTCTTTCATAAATGGACCATTCTTAAAATCAAGATCTTCTAATGACCAATTATCATTGGCATAACGTTTTAATTGCTTGGGCTTATGGTGCCCATCTACTATATATAGCACATCGGCCGACTGGACATATCTAATGTTGGGAAGATCTGCAAGCTCATATGGTGCAGAAATTTCATAAGGCACACCGTTTTTGATGACTGGTTCGCCATCTACAAAAAATCTCATATATTGATGGCCAACCTCAATATGAACGGATGGCTCACTTGTGAAGCTCATTGGGATAAGTATGGCCTTGCCATTGTTTTTTGTGCTACTAACGTACCACGTACCAGGTCTAAAACTGGTGCCACCATGTGCAAACGGTATAAAATTGCGGCACTTAGCCAATGCTACCTTAATCTTTTCAAGGTCAGACCTATACCACAATGCTGGGGCTACTTCCCCGCCAACCATTGCAACCTGGTGAGTCTTAAATGTACTGGACGATGGGGAAGACCCCATATTACGTGCCATCAGTATCGAGCCCTCCTGTATTTGCTTTCATAGTCGCAAACAACGTGGATTGCTTCGTTAGCATTGCTTTCCTTCGATCCCTCACTCATCTGCATGGATAGCTGTAATAAGTCTAAGTGTTTTCCTCTATCACCAGCATGTGCCATTGCTATCTCAGCAGCGAGCCGCGTAGCGAAGGCCTGCACAAAGCTTGATGGGAACGCCTCCTCGCGAACATTATTTGTGGTATATATGGCATAAGCTTCGGCTTCATTGGTGCCTATCAAAAGCCTGCCAGTATTTTCATCTGTTATAATTTCATATTCAACTGGTACTTCATCTTTGGTATCGACAGATGCTGCAGAAGTAATCATCCTGATAGACAAACAATCATCAGGATATTCATAGCAATACTCCCATTTAATATGCTCGTAATCTGACAATACCAGAGGTACGGTTCTTTTAGCGAAGCTCCACGAATGGTCCTCTAAGAAAGAGAATAATGTAGGCTCATAAAGATTGTGCAGGGTCTGAGCCAACGGGGAGTCAAGCACCTTGTCATCGACAAGTTGCCTTGAGATGCCCGCTTTGGCCAATGCCAAATTCCATATTTGCAGTCGGGTAAAACTCATATATTCACCCCTTATTGTGAGAGGGGGACGTGCCCCCTCTCACCATCATAGTGTAGCTTTTCTCCTTTTCCTATCGGATCTAATCATCCTTACAATTTCGGGATTTGTAGCTCCGACAGGAACGTTCACACCCTCGTCACCTGCCAACTTCAACAGGTCGTCCTTTTTCATTTGGCTCAAGGTTTCGTGCTCTTTTCTTGGGTCTTCTTGCTTAACCTCTTGAACCTCGCCAATAGGCTTGAACCACTTAGGCACAGGTTGACCGTCAGGGACGACTATGCGTTCACCCTTTTTACGATATGAGTGGTTAAAGTCCAAGCAATCAGCAGTAACCTCGTACAACATAACTGCCACCGCTAAATATTAGTCTGTGGATTGTCAGTTAGATAAATATCAAATGCTCCAGCAGTTAAATCAGCAGTACCCACTATAATCTGTGCCGCAATGTATCTTTCGACCCTTTCAGGCTTTGGTAGTCTCACGATACCGAAACAATATTTGTCGACCAAGCTTGCCTTGGGAATGGCGCCAGATGACCAAAGTACGGTTGGGCTACTAATTGCACTATCGGAATCGGTAACAAGCTGTACTTCAACCGTAGCAGCACCAGCACTTGTACATGCCGTCTCTACACACGCAACAAAGTACAGCTCATTTACAGCATCGCCAACTTCAACTGTATCTATTACATTTTCAGAAAGATGCGTAGTAGCAGTAGTAACTGCTTGCGCATCACTTAAAATAAGATTCTTATCTAATATCAATCTTTACACCTCCCCTTAAACGATCCTGGATTCAGTGGTCAGGATTTTATCACAACGTCTAATGGGTATACCATCAAATGTAAGTATCTTTTTACCACCATATTCATCAAGAGAGAGATAGACGTTATTTTTCTCGTTTACCATAATCCTGAGCCACGTCCTAATTTTCCTGTTACAGTAAATAACAGGTTTACCAAGGTTAACCTCTGGAACTGTCTCAACAGCCTGAATTAGCAATCTAATTAAGTTTGGAGATTGATCGGATGAGCTATTAAACGTTTCTAAGTCATCCATATCAATGTTAGCAATACGTACAACATATCTCCAGTCACGCACAGATAAACCACAGTCCCACTTATAGTGCGACTCGAGCACGTCATATCTGCCACCATTTACAAGGTCAGTTACAGTCTGCTTGCCGTTATCTGTGATTTGCATGCCAGCCTTGGAGCCCTTGGGGAAGATACCATGTACGGTGTTTGGTCCCCATACTACAAGCCATATGGACGTTAGGCTATTACCATCTCCGCCAGCATCTATAATCTGACCACCGTTATCAGCAGACTTACTGGAAAACCTTGGATGCAGGCCCATGAACTTCTCTGGAGTATCTCTTGTATCGCCATAGAAGAGAGTATGGGCCATCTCTTGGTTCATACCCTCGATATGGAGCCTCTCCTCAGAAAGCCTCCACTCAGCAGAGTTACCGTTAAGCCTTGCAAGGTCTATATCTATCTGAGGCCTTGCTTCAAGCATACCACATGTATCTACGACCTGCTTGGTCGTGCCCTTGGTAGGCTTAACCCCTTGATACAACGCCCTCCACGTAGGCTCGGGTATGCCTGTGGCTACTGTGGTCTGATGGCCTGTAGGCAGGTTACCCTCAAGCCATACCATGTCCTCCAATATCTGGTTAGTTTCGGCCAATAAATTAACTACAGTATCTATCTTGCCCTTGGGGTCGAGCCGCCTCGACCAATCAAGCAAGGTAGGAAGATTTTGTCCCATTACTGCCAATTCTTACACCCCCTATTGTTTGTCTTTAAACATTGTCGGATAGAGCGTCTTCAGGATGTTTTCTTCATCGCCAGCCCCTGGACGCCCTTCGACGAACTTAGCCTCTGTACCAATCTCTTTACCAACACGATACAGAAATGCTAAAAGTCTAGGGTTGTTGCCGAATCCTGTCTGGTCGAGCTCCTGAATCAATTGCTCATCTCCGAACTTATTGAGGACTGGGATGATCACAGTTTTGAGGTTCTCCTCAAACTTGGGTCCCCCATATTCCTCATGTTTCTCAGCCTCTTCGCCCCACTTTTTCACCTGATCATACCAAGCCTTGATGCTAGCCTCTTGAACGGCCTTAGCTTGCTCTTTGATGTGCTCAATGAGATCATTAGCTGCTTCCTGAGTAGCACCGTGTTTCTTTAGAAGCGCAGAATATTTAGCTTTGTCATCTTCTGAAAGGCCAAGGTCTTCAGGAAACTCGTATGATTCAGGCACCTCTGGCTTTGGTTTTTCCTCTGCAGGTTTCTCCTCTGCAGATTTCACCTCACCAGAGTCTTGTTTAGTTATTTCTGTTTCTGTAGCTTTATCGCCACTCACCGAGGGTTCAGTGTTAGACTGTGCCTCGGTATTGACGTTAAGCTCTTCAGCCATTATCCTTTCCCTCCTTCTCGTAAAGTATTTCTTCTATTTCCTCGTTCCATTTAAAAGACTCAGCAAACATCTTACCAAACAAATCTCTATCCACACCTGCTAACTCTTCTACTATCATTAAACCAACCTGACGCATACCATCATTGAAAAAAGTATAACTATTTCCAGTCATTACGGGATGGAAAATGTGACACCTTTCAATAATAGAATACACCCACCTCCTACCAGATTCTGTAGAAACAATATCTGCCAAATCACGAAGCCGCATATCTTTAATTATCTTGGCTCTTAGTCTCTGTCTTTCAGCACCTTCGTTATCAGTAACACTATATTTTCTTGTCACCTTACACCACCTATGGCCCCTTCAATCAGAGCACTCAATGCATTCTGCCCACTCATGTCAGCCTCAGACAATGTCTTTCCTTGCTCGGCAATCTGCTGCATCTGTGCCATCTGAGCAGCTTGTCTTTCGGCCTCTGCTCTACTCCTTCGTATTTGCTCACGTACTCGAGGATCAGTGAGCATCCTCTGTGGTATTTGTATTGCTGATAAGTATCCTTCACCTATAGCATCAGGATCCAATATGTCTCTTGCCTCAGGATACAGACTTGCAAGCTGTGCAATAAACGCTGAACCTTGTTCTATCTTTGCAGATTCAATCATCTGTTGAGCTTGAGCTAAAATAGAAACATATTCAATGGTTATCTCTTGGTCTTCAATACCTGGCGGCGGTGGTGGTAGTAATCCTCCTCTAAGCATAATGCCAAATATTCTGTTAATAGCATCGTCCAAATATTCATCTGCTCGTTCTAACGCTGGGGACAACATCAAAAGTTTTTCCTGCTGTATCTCCACAACCTCTCTGGCTGTCTTTTCAGCACTACCCCCAGACCTCATCATCAAAGCAAGAAACAAATCCTTATAATATGCCTGGTCTATTAACTGCCTCAGCTCACTCAGGCTCAATTGTATGCCGTTCAGGTCAGGAGCAACCTCATAGAGCGGTTTAATACCTCCGCCAGATCCAGATACCATTCCTGAATAGAACGACAGTCCTCCTGGAGCAGCGTTAACAATCTTGTCCATATCTGCCACAGGTGCCTGCAATGGTGGGTTGACTGACTTTTCTATACCCACACCTCTATCTCTTTGTGTGGCATGAAGCTCCTTACAGTCAGGAAGCACCACCCACCCTGGCCCGAAACCATAATCATCTCTACCAGCTATCTCCCACCTAAATGTTGCGAATGGTTTTTCTTCATAGCCCTTAACCTCAAGCACGCCCTCGTCGTCTTCCGAGACATCAGCCTCAAAATACACTGACCTATATGGCATATTTCTGTTACTTCTGCCGCCACGAATACGATCGTCGTTTGGCTCTATGGCATGAATAATGTGGTGCCATTGTTCAGTGTTGTTGCGGTCGTACTCATTTCTAACTTGTCGTGATACATTCTCTTTGCCAAATGTATTGACCAACTCCCACGTACGCATGTAGAAAGACCTATATAATGTATTGTTGCGCAGTGTATAATCAGAAGCCAGCGCATACTCACCAATCATCAATGTATGCGCTCGTATGACATCCTCAAAATCTTCAAGGAATACAGTAACACCAGTACCATACGTAGGGGCCTGACTCCATACGCCATATGTGCCTTCGTAAAAATTGCTCTGCCCCATTACAAAAGTCATACGATAAGTAACCTCGTCCAACCACCGACGTATTGCTGGAAACCTCGACATCTCAGGATCTGGCAGGCTGGCACGCCACCATTGTCTTGATTTAGACGTCATACCGCTCTGAAGTCCTGCCGCAGTTACCCTGGCGGCCATCGTAGGCCACGATGTGACCATATCTTCGTCGCCACGCCTTGGTCGTGTTTCAAACCCTGGGAACAAAGCACGACCATACTGCGGCAGGACATAACTGCATAAGTCCTTCCATATAGGCTCCCAATGTGACCTATTATAGAGCAATTCTTTATGCCGTTTTTTATACTTTTGTATATCGGTCACACCAGGCAATTCCATAAGTTACGCCCCCATAGTCCTGCGAAGCACTGTTTGTGGTTGCTGTGTCGCTGCGCCTCCACCAGGACGACCTGTCTGGCTACCACGAGTTAACCACGTAGACTCAAACCCTCGCCTTGCTGCCGCACGCCTACGTTCTAAGTCCTTACCAACCATGGAGCGTTCGTCCTCTTGCTCCATGATAGGTGGAGGTGGTGGCTCTACTATCATCGGTGGTGGTTTAGGAACATCAAATAACCCGCACATTTATCATACCTCCCTTAACTATTAACCAGCACGGCATGCGGTCCTCCACCAATGGACCGCGCTCTGCCGCCTGATACAAACATAACTTCAGCTGCAGCACCCACACGCTTCCTAATAGGATACGCAAAAGTAAGAGCTAATGCATCAGCTCTGTCAGGGCTTGGCATCTTACGCACCTTCTTTATGGCCTGCTTCGACTCAAGCTTCATCTTACCAGTGCCCCTGTGGTAGTCGTAATACGGCGTCACCAAGTCGTCACGCAACTTTCTATCGTCAGGTATGGCACCACCGCTCTTGAGCCACTCCTTCATCTCATACCACATTTCCATACGCTTATTGGCGAGCTCTGGGCGGCTCGATGCAGCAGCACCATTAACACCTACAGTCTTATCACTTAAACCCATGCGCCGTAACTGGTCTACCACACCTGCGCCCACACCAGTTACATCAACGAAGATCTTATCAGCATTTCGCTCTACGGCGAATCTATATATCTTGTCAGCGTATTCAAGAGTATCGATGTCCATGCCCTCCCATAACTTCTCAGAATAAAGACCTTGCCGCAGGAACAAACAACTACTGTCATCACCAAAGTAACTTACATCAGCACCAAGTATTACAGGAGCGAAGTTGTACTCAATTTCGTGTATATGTCTATTTACGGCGGCCTCCACCAACTCCAGTGGTATGAACTGCTGCACCGAGGCGCTCGGAAATTCACCAAGAACTCTTACTCTATATTGGTCACTGTCCTCGCCGTACTCCTGCTTCATTAACTCTATATATTCTTTAGTTACGAGCGGTGAATCAAGACACGAGAAAGTGTACGTATCCCACAAATGACGGTTAGAATTGAATGCCTCATAGAAGTACCCAGTTACCATTGTTGGGTTACCAGTCATTACAACTCTTGCGTTGCTGGTGGTGAGTGTACCTCTCATGACCTCGAATATCTCGTTAGGTACCTCGGCAGCCTCATCTATCAGAAACATGAGGTTCTTAGCATGGAACCCCTGTAATGCACTTGGCTGGTCACGGCGTGCTGTACGAGCCACGGCGTATTGCTTCTTACCACATCCTTCTATGGTAACACGATCCTTAGTGACAATAGTTGCGTCGGCCATGTCCTTGGGCATCTTCATACGCCATGAGTCTATTTCTGACCACAACACGTCGTTGAGCTGGTGAGCTGATGGTGCTGTACATGGTATCTCTACATCTAACCTTGTCCAAAGATACCACAGTAGAGACCATGCCAAAGTTGAAGTGTTGTGTGTTGGCACAAAGTCCTCACCAGCCAGGTACATATGGTCTGGTGCCTCAACCTCGATACACATACTTTCTTTCATGCCAACTTCTTCTATACGATCAATCCAGCGCTTGAGATACCTATCCTGGACATTGTTGTGCAGGTTCTTTTGTTTTCTACTGACGTAACCTAACTTTGTACCAGGTTTGAAACGGATAGTTACATTGTAGGCATCGTTACACTGGACTTTGTAGCCATCTTCGTCAATATAATGTGCTTTTTTTGTTGCTTTTTGTGCTATGGCAATACCACCAAGAGACCTAACTAACCATACAATATCGTCTCTAAGTTGTGAACTCGTAGTTGTGTATACACATATACCACTTGGGGCAATGTATCCATCGGTGTCAATCAGACCACGCAGCAACTCGAAACGGTCTTCTATAGAAGAATATTTGTATATATCAGGAATGTATCTATATGGTGATGTGCAATCTAATAAACCAAGCTCTCTTAAATGAGTTATACATCCTCTGCAGTTAATTCTATTGTTATCAACAAACGAAGCATCTACTCCAATTTCTATGAGATGCTCGTATATCTCAATCTCTGGTTTAGATATTGTTCCTCTGTTCCTACTACCATCACCGATCCAGCAACCAACGAAGTATGGATGAAGTGGCAGCTCTTTCTTCTTGCGGAATGCCACAGGCTCATATGGTGGTATTTCTATTTGCCTTGCCATAGAGCGACCATTACTTCGTTTACACAGTGGGATCAACTCTTCAGTAGTTGCAATACGCCAACCACGTGAGTAACGCCTCTCTTTGCGGGTCTTAACCTTCCACAGATGGTCACCTGTAGTCTCCAATGAACTGCCATCAGTGAAAATAACATTATATACCTTAACCCTACCTAATGGATAAACAGCCTTTATTCTCGTTGGTGAGCCATCAAGACTAAATACATCGTCACCAACTTTAAGATCACCCCAGAATCGTGGTCCATCTGGTGTCACTGTAACTAATTCAAGCGGTACCCCTTTTCCGACCCCATGACCGCTCTTCACAGCAACATGTGCATTGTCCTTTGCTATAGCCCTCAAGAGCTTCTCCTGCTGATGTGTTGGCGTGGCACCAAAGATCTCTCGCACGAAGAGGACTGGGTCTTTGCGATAAGCAGCGAATTTATTGATTAAGCGCTCGTTAATCTTCGTCTTCTGTCAGCTCCACAGTCAGTGGCTGTTCCTCGTCCATACACTTCTCAAGAGCGCTTAGTAGGCTGGCAGGACTGAAATTAACATTGACCTGATCCACAAAGTCACCGCTTGCCTTGGCGAGGAGCTCACTGGCTCGTATTTTGTCCTTGTGGCTGGCTTCTTCATCGTTCATTATTCGTGCCCAGAAGCGCTTCCTTGCTGTTTGTGATTTGACTACCACATCTGCCTCTGGGTCGGCAGCACTTTCGATAGCAGTGTAAAAGTCATCCCTGAGGAGCAGTTCGTGGGCTTTCTTAGAGGGGTTGTCATAGCCCACCATACGACAGGCTTTAGCCACATCGTTAATGCCTGCTGCCACAAGGTTTATGACGGCTCTTTCCTTCTCGGTTAAGTTAGATACTGGATACACCTCCCCTCAAGTATAAAGCGTGGACTTTATCCACAGTATACATTATAAACAGATGGTGCATATTTGTCAAGTGGTGATAAAAATTGAGCCACACCTGCGCAGGTGTGGCTCGTGTTCGGTAACTCTATCCACATACCAAAGGAGGAGGTTTTGTGGTAGTTTAATTAAAGCACGTTGGGCTATATACTGTCAAGGTACTAAAGTACTCGGAGTTCAAAATTACCATGAATGTGGGGGTGGGGTACCTTCGCCTCGCCCGAAGTTCAAAACCCCCTCCCCAGGGGGTGTATAGCATTGTATACAGAGCACACCCCATCTCATATTGCACTATGAATACAATGTATCATATACAATATGTGGCATATAACATAAAGAGTGTATGATTGCATACAACATACACAAAACAGATATAAGAGCACATAGGCAAGATGAGCTTGGCTATGCGTGCTTAAGGTAAAGATAAAGTCATCGTGTATACATGCATGTATACACGAAAAAACACTTGACAAACAAAACATAAGGGCTTATACTACAAGCACAAAGAACAAAGGGGGGGTTAGAAGTGATATACAAGGTCTATCAATACAGTGGCCATATACATGACAAATACGGCTACATGGCCACAGATCAACGTTTCGCAGGCGAAGTGTCGATCAACCCAGAGATGGGCAAGGACCGACTAAAGGCTGAGCTTAGAGATATATTTCACCTGGGCGATGAGGTGCCTATCGACGGCCTGGAAGTTTTTGGCGACGACGAAGTCATGATCTTTGATCGCTTTATCAATGGCCAGAGGATGGCCATAGGATATTTGAAAGTAGCGGAAGCAGCATTGAAGGCCGAAAAGGCCGCGGCCAAGGAGGTAAAATAAATGACAGACGTTATGGACCTATCGACTGGGACAGTTTATTCCTACGACGCAAAACCCAAGGAAGCTTTAATAATGTGCTTTGAGCAAATATCAAAAGACAACTACAACACGTGGAGCTATAACTTCAATCAATCAATAGTTGAAACTGATCTTTGTTACAGTATTGGCGATATAGCAGTGTTTAAGGATGAAAGAAGCATAAAATAGGCCGTGGGGTGCCATTAGGCACCCCTAACACCATTACTTGATAAACACAAAACGCCTCATATATAATGAGGCGGAAGGAGACAAGGAGGGGGTAGAAATGAAGATAACATTATCAGAAGAAGAAAAGAAACGACTGGGCATTGAATCTTGGAGCAACACACAAGCTCGGCTATATGCATCAGATATAGCAGAAAGTGTGCTCTTTATATATGAGCATATATGCCAACGTGACGCGCGCCCACGCCACGCAATAACAACAGCGCGCAATTACGCGCGAATGATAGAGCTAAAAGCTCCAGAAAGCTATATCGAAGAAGCACGACAAGCGCTAATATGGGCATCAGAAGCAGCAAAAGAAGCAGCAGTCGAAGCAATATTGCTCGATGATCCGTCTGCACATTGCGCTGCTTCTGCAGCAGTGCACGCGGCATCGCTTGATGACAATATGATATTTCACGCAATGGCGGCAACATATGAGGCGCGCAGCGCGGCATTTTACGCGCGCGACGAAATACTAAAAAAACAAAAACAAGAGCAAAAGAAGGGGGTAGAGCAAATATGAAGATAACACAAAAGTTTCATGACAAATTAGAATTAGCTAAACAGAAAGGCTTCAAACGTGTATACGTAGTAATAGGCAAATACATGAGCACTACATATTGCTACTTTGTCGATATTGATGAATTATTGCAATTACCAATCGGCGCAACTTATAACGCACCACAACGTTGGTCGTCGCGCTGGACTGGACACCCCAACACCCGCCAAGCTACATCAACAGATATAAAATATAGCGAAGTATTAAACCTACAATAATAGAAAGCCATGGGCGCTGAACGGCGCTCATGGCTTATAGGAGTTGGAAAGAAGCAGTAATAAAAATATCCGCCGAAAAGGCGGAAGGAGGAGGGAACAAGAAATGAAAAACTGGGAAGAAGCGGCGCTTAGAATAGCAGAAGAAGCAATAAAGAGATATGGGAACAACAAGCAAGGAGCAGAAAGATTTATATTTAATGAAGCATGCGACTGTAACGAGGTAAAACACAGCACGCTATCATGTCAGGCCATATTAGACGCATTGTTTACAGACCACAAGGCACTTGAAGAGGCAAAAAAACAAATGCGTAATGTGTATAAAGCATCGCCGTGTTTGGAACATACAGCAAGATCATTAGTGCTTGCTATGATATACAACGAAGCAATAGAATATTACAACAAAAAAGCAAAAAAGGAGGAGAAATAAAATGTCTCACTTTTACGGAGAAGTGCACGGGCAAGCTAAAACACCAGCAACAAGGCGCGGAAGCAAGGCAAGTGGCCTTGAAGGTCACCTAAGAGGCTGGAACATAGGGGTTAGAGTTGTTTTAAAATACAAAGAGGGTATTGGAGACGTAATCCACATATACAGGACAAGCGGAAGTAATAACGTAGATAACGACGTGCTGATTGCAACACTAAACGAAGATGAGGTGAAAGAAATCAGTTAAGGCTATAATAAAGGGAGAGGAGGACTACTCCTCTCCCTACTTTTTTATTGTAGCTCAACAAATACCGCATTTTATTTAATGAAACTCAAGGCGGAAGGCGGTATTCGGAGGAGGTGGTCGCGTGGGGGAAACAACAGGCGGAAGAAGGCCAAGGTCATGAGGTGCAAGGTGTGCGGCAAAGAATTACCACATGGTGATGTATTAGAGGTTGACTGTGGGGCTAAGATCGAAGTATGCCACAATTGCGCGCGAATAATAAGGGAGGCAAGTAAAATGATAGAAGAAGAGAAGGTTTTCGTTTCTGAGGCAGCAAGGGATTATTTGCAGTCAGACGAGCTAAGGGAGGCGTTCTGCGGGGATTGTCCATGGAACATATACCATCCTGGGTATTTCAATCCATTGTCAAGCACGGTTGATCCGCCGTGGAACGAGTGCCCGGCGGATCTCGACATATCAAGCGATAAGTGCTACCACAAGAGCGACTATGAGGAGATAGTTGCGCTCTTGGCGGAGGCCGACGACGTGGCGGGGATGCGGAAGGTGGTGAGAGTTTTATAGCAATAGGCGGAAGGAGGCGGGCGCCACAGCTCGTGTGGCGCCCTTTTATTATGGCCGCAGAAACTTGTATACTGTGCATTGTATATTGCTCTTAAGCAAAAGAGTCCACACGAGCGCCACTCATAAAAACGTGTAAACCCGCACCACGACTGCTTATATATAGGAATGAAAATTGTATTACCACAAATCGAGGCGGTGACTCCTTAGGTGACATATATACACAGCTCGTATGTGGTAGAAATAAAAAAAAGACCACAAGACAGCTCTCTCTTGTGGCTTCCTAAAAATTGTATACAAAAAACAATGCTCAAAAATCGGTGACACCTGGGGACACATGTGTGACACTTTAGTTATGCCAGTATTACTGGTATTTGCAAGGCTTTATAGGGGCCGTGACACTGTGACACCAAAACGAAATGGCCGTGACCCCTTTTTTGGAAAGAGGTGTCACAGCCCGTCGAAAATCGTCCCAACCCTTGCAATCACCGTTTGGTCAACATTGGTCACAGGTGTCACACAGGTGTCACCATGTGTCACGCTTTTTGCCTCTTTGCGTGGTTTATCAACATTATAGGACATTTCGGTGATTATTCCCTTCTTTTTTAATTCGTGGAGTATTAAATTCGGGGTGATTTTAGCCTTGCCTAACATTTGGTGACACCTCCCAAAATAGGGTAGTGTCACCAAATTGTGTATACACTCCTTGCTTTCTATGCCAACCAAGCTTTCCGTTCTCCCGTAGAACGGCATTTTGTTTTTTGCATACAATACACAACCATCATTTTCCACTCTGTGGAACGTATTTCCACCAAATAAACCATCGTTCCTAACAGTGATCCAACCACACTGCTCTCCTACTGTGGTCACCGTATCATCATCATAAAGACTGTTCCATTTTTTTGAGTTTTGTTCCATTGTGTGGAAGGGGTGTTTCCCAGCCCTTGTGGCAACCGAATTTGAGTTTTCTCTAACGCTTTTCGTAGTTAACATAAATCCGTTCATGCCCTAAGCCTCCCTGCTTTTTTTCTACACTTCACCCTAATGCTCATATTAAATACGTAAAGTCATCACTAATGCGCATTATATTATTACGCCGTTCGCCGTCTTTTCTTGTGGTGCTTGTGGTATTCAAGTAGACACTACCCCACACTTATTCTACCACCCCATCCCATAAAAACACTTAGGACCACAGTCCTATTTATCTCCCTACCAATTAAGACTGTGGTCCTATGTTGTCCATGTTATCTACTCTTCTTCTTTGCTCTCAGTTGGCCATTTCTCAGTCAACCACCTTAAGTGCTGTGGTATCTTTACTGTTATTGTCATCCCTCCCTCAACGTCCCGCGGCAACAAGAACCACCACATCGGCATCCCATACGCCAACGACACCTTCCGCAGCATCGACATCGACGGTGTGCGTCTTCCACCTTCGATGTCTGCCATATACTGGGGATGTATCCCCAGTAATGTGGTAGCCTCGGCCCGCGACAGGCCCACCATCTCCCTGGCTCTTTTGAGCCTCCACCCAATATCTTCCATACTACCCCTCCTTATCTTATATTGTAAGTCTTCGTATATATTATAAGCCACCGTGCCCATAAAAGTCAATCGTGTATACACGAATGTATACATGAAAAGGGCTTGACACAAAAACCAGTAGGGCTTATACTTTGATAGGTACTAAAGGTTTGGGTTGTGGAAATAATGAGTATAAGGAATTGAATAAAAGGGCTTGACAACCAAAACAAACGGGCTTATAATATAGGTACCAAAGATAAGGGGAGGGATGTGGAATGAAAACAGCACCAGAAGAACCACGCACCACCAGAGAGCAACGGCTCATAGACGGAGGTTGGAGGATCTTAGCCTCAGCCAACGACAGCGTCTACGTTGTGGAGTCACCGTACAGAGACCTACAGGTTCTTCACTTCTACTTTGACGCCGCCAGTAATACGCCCATGGTCGAAGGATACTTCACAAGTTCCTTCGGTTTTAAGGCGCGGAACGAGCTACTCAACGATCCCCAGCGTTTTGTGGAAGAGTTTTATGTGCACTGCGGCGGCATAGACGCCGATTGGTGTACAAAAGAAGAATACTTATAAAAGGAGGAGAGTAATGTGGCTAAGATAATTAAGAAAAGAAAGTTCTACAATGAAGAAAAGGCAGTAAAAGTCACAAACAAGGATGACATGGTAGCCATAAACTTTGCAGCACTGGCCGCAGCCACCCCCACATTTGACGACCATCCTTGGGAATATATTTGTATACGAGAGGGTGTGGTGATTGGCACCGACAGATGCAGAATACATCGTGCTAAGTTAGAAACTAAAATTGAGGACGGACTTTACGAGCTCATTAAAAGCACAAAAAAGGAATGCGTCATCGAGCGCATCAAAGACGACGAGGGTTATCCCTCGCAGAGGGCCATTGACAAATGTATGAATGTCGAAGGACATAAGTTAGGGATTGTAAATGAACTATTTTCTATTTTACCTGCCACTTTAGTTTATCTTGTGGGCAAGAATGGGCAGGCAATGAGGCCCGAATATATCATCGATGCATGTAAACTGATGTCTTCGGGTCATGTTATTGTTACGTTGCCCACCGACCCTAATTGCGGAGTTCACATTGAACATACAGATGGCACTATGGAGGCTTTTATTATGCCTGTTACGGTGGACAATGAAAAAATAAAAATATTAGAAGGAGGAGAGTAATATGGCTAAAACAAGAAGCAAAGGAGGAGGAAAGTAATATGACAAAGACAATTCGGCAGTATTTAAAGGAAGCCTTGGGCAGTTACAGTAGAGAAGAGGACGCCGAGAGGTTGTTAATGAGGCTTTACCTTGAGAGGAAGGGTTTATTGGACGATTTCGAGAAATGGCAAATAAGACTATTTACAGAGGAGGATGAATAAAATGGTTGAGCCAATCGAGTTTTATGTTATTAACTACAACGGTGAACGCATTCCAGTAATACCGAACGATGATTTGACGTTTAGGTCTACTGACGGACGTAACTGGTCCATATGTGAAGAAGGCCTACGCCTCAACGGAGAATTGCTTTCTGACGACGAAGTATCTATCAACCACCCTGGCCCGCAGGATTATTATTGGATGCGGGCAATACATGAGTTTGACGAGGAGGAATTTCCCCCTCTGTCGTATCCGATACCAGGTGAGGAGGATGAGTAAGGATATAGCCCGACCCCCCTACCACTACTGTGGTAGGGCTCGGGCTATATTGGTATACAGGTTACAAGTTATCGCAAGTTATAATCGCCCGTAATATATACGAGGCGGAAGGAGGAGCAATTATGATGATCCCCATGACTAATTTCACCCTGCTTCGTAAGGCAGGGTTCAATAAGAAAATGTATAGACGCCTCGCTAAGAAACTTGGCGGAATCAAGAACTATGGACCACATATGCCAATTCATATCATTAAAATACTCAACACTTGTGGCCTGTATAGTGCTGTGTGGGCATTGCGAGCATGTCCATGTGCAGAGAAATTTGCTTTAATGTTTGCGTATGATTGCGCAGAGCACGCACTCAAAGGGCAAGACCATCAATTTAATGAAGTGCTAAAAATAGCGCAACATATCGTCCATGATGCTGCTAAAGCTGATGATATATACGCAGCACAAAACACGCTTCAAGAAGCCCTACAAAAAGTCACTACTCCGAGCGATGCGTTGGCCACCACCATGCTACTTAAGCTTATAAGCAAACCTCCATTAGAAGCACCGTATTCCGTGGCTACGCGTGCTGCGGCATATGTGGATCATATAGACTCTCATCGCCACTGCCCTCCGTGGATAGCGTTGCAACATGAGATGGAGTGGCAAGAGCAGCACTTCATAGAATTATTAAATATGGAGGATGATAAAAATGAGAATTAAGAAAATTATAAGTCAGGATCGTAGAGATTTCACAGCAATATATGAGTGTGAGCATTGTGGATTCACGATGGAGGGCTATGGATATGATGACAGTTACTTCCACAACAATGTCATCCCACAAAAGAAATGTCCTCGCTGTAAAAAGACTGCTGGAGAGGACTACAGGCCACTATCGACTATGTACCCAGACGACGTGCAGGTTTAGCAAATAGGAGGTGTTAATAATGTCTTGGATTGAAACGGCAATCGAGATCGCAGGGAGCGCATTTTACGGTTATGACGACCCAGAAGAGGCCATAAAGCACATTCGATATCGAGTAGAAAGGTGTCCCGACGCAGTGCTTACGCCTATGATATACGACACCATAGAAGATGCGCGAACAAAGGCCCCAGATATATACAATAAGGCCCGCGAGCAATTAGTTAAGGAGAAACCACAACCCAACGAGACAATGGACGATATGGTGAAGAGGCTGGCGTTTTGGATAATTTATACCAAGGCTATGGAGCACTATCGGTATATTATGGAGGAGGTGAGACAATGAAACTAAGAGTCATTTTTAGAAACGATGGACCGCTGGTTCATTGTCAAGATAGCCCATCATATAGGTTGGTGTCTATCGATCTTACCCCAGAACAGATAGAAAAACTAAAGCCACGATATGCTTATAGCGTAGGAAGCAAGGACTATTATGAGGAAATTAGTAAATGTTTTCTGGAGGAGGAGGATTGACATGGCATTGACCAATTTAAATGAAATATTGCATAAGCATAAATTATGGCTGAACTCTGATAAGGACGGCCAGAGAGCCGTATTCAAAGATATGGACCTCTCTGGTGTTAACCTCAAGGGCGAAGACCTGAGGGACGCCGACTTCAGGCATACTAATTTAGAGGCTGCAGTATTTACCAATACTGATTTGCGTGCCGCAAGGTTCGACAATTCAATACTTTATCGAGCCACATTTCATGGGGCTAACCTGAGGGAGACACGCTTCATTATGTGCAACCTTGAGCGAGCTGATCTTTCTGAGGTTGGTGCCGTTGGAGCCAACTTCAATGAATCTAATATGAGGGATGCGTGTCTCTATGGTGGCGATTTTAGAAGCGCCTCATTTAGGCATGTAGATTTACGTGGCGCAGATATGAGAGAAACTGATTTCAGAGGTGCTGACCTATCTTTGTCGGCATGGCCCCTAAGTAAAGATTCTGTAGGCGTAGTGGTAGACATACAGTTTATATACCAGCTCTTGGGTCATGTGGCCTGTCTAAGGTGCAGTGATCCTGAGTTCGACGAGATAAAGGCAAAGATCATGCCACATGTTTCTAAGAGCCGTAAGGCATTAGAGCTGCTTTTAGAATTACAGTGGGGGGACAAAAATGAATAAAAGATATTTTACAGTAGAGGCCCATTGGCAAGCGTGCCGCCTGCTTGATATTCTGGAGGGATAACGATGACAATCCTTGCTTGGACGAAAGGACAGCGCATCTATGTGCGCACGCCGTTTGAATACAAGGACATCATGAAAGGCATTACGGGCGGAAGGTGGGATGCGAAGGAAAGGGCATGGCATTATCCGCGATCCTACCGTACGCTTGCTGAAATCATGAAGTCGCTCCCTGGTCCTATCGGTCTAAGCGAGGATCTAATGAAATTACTTGAGGAAGGGGATCCTTATGAGAAGGCCGCATCGATAAAGGAGGCAACCGACCTGCCCAATCCTCCTATATGCAAGGGCAACGATTGGCTACACCAGCGTAGGGCATATTGGTGGGCGAAGGACTTACCAGCAGTCTTGCTTGATATGTGGATGGGATCAGGCAAGACCCGCACGGCCATAAATATTGTGCAGAACTGGTATCCACAGGGCAACGCACGAGCGTTGATAGTGTGCCCCCCTAACGTGGTGCCAGTGTGGGAAGAACAAATAGCTCAGCACGCAGTTATACCATGGAAGGTCACATTGCTCCCAGCAGGTAAGCCCATTCCTAAAAGAGCTGAGATAGCAGAGCAGGCGTGGCAGAGCACTGAACATGGAGCTATCACAGCTCTGGTATGCAATTACGAGGCGGTGTGGAGGGGGGTATTGGGTGAGTGGATACTTAGCAAAGAATGGGATGTAGTAATAGGTGATGAGCTACACCATATTAAAGCGCCAGGGTCTAAACAGTCTCTATTCTTTGCTAAGTTACATAAACGAAGCAAGCGTCGTCTTGGCCTTACTGGCACCCCTCTCCACGATGGTCCATTAGATATCTACGGCCAGGCCCGTTTCTTGTGTCCCGAGGTGTTTGGCACAAGCTTCGCTAACTTCAGGGCAAGATACGCTCGCATGGGTGGCTACGGCGGATACCAAGTATTAGGGTATCAGAACCTGGATGAGTTTTACGAGAAATATAACTCCTTTACGTTCACCGTAAGTGCCGACGAAGCACTACCAGACCTGCCGCCCATTGTATTTGAACGTAGAATCTGCGAGCTGAGCCAAGAGGAAAGGAGGGTTTATAATGCGCTGGAGCAAGATTTGATAGCTCAAATAAAGGATGGTTTTGTCACCGTCAACAATGCCCTGACAAAACTGATCAAGTTGCAACAGGTAACGTCAGGATACGTCAGGGATGATGACGGTATCGACAGGCATGTGGGCGACAGCAAGAAACAATTACTTGCTGAGGTTTTATCAGACCTGCCCAAGGACGAGCCAGTTGTGGTCTTCTGTCGTTTCACACATGACCTCGACGCAGTGCATGAGGTAGCAAAGCTGGACGGTAGGAAAAGTTTTGAATTATCAGGGAGGAGGCGAGAGCTTGAAGAATGGACAAACTCAGGAGGAGGTGAGGTGTTAGCAGTACAGTTAAAGGCAGGCGGCGAGGGTGTGGCAATGTACCGAGCAAGGTATGCCATAGATTACAGCTTGAGTTTCTCACTTGGTGAATACAACCAGACTCGTAGCCGCCTGCAGCGACCAGAGCAGACAAGACAAGTAATCTCAATAGCCCTGGTTGCGGCAGGCACTGTGGACGAAAAAATCTACAAAGCACTCAAGCAAAAAGAAAAAGTAATTGAATCAATCATGAGGGGGTATGGTGGTAATGAGTGACGTCATGAAAGATCTTCTGAAGAAATACATAGAAACAGAAAGAGAAAAACGTAGAATTGAAACAGAACTACAGGAGGTGAAAGCAAAGTTACAAGAACTATCAGAGCAGGTACTCAACATATTCGAGTTAGAGGGCCTCCAAAGCCTCAAGCTCGAGGATGGTGTTACAATAGCCTTACGTACCGATATCAGAGCCAACATCCCAGCAGACAAGCGCGAGGAAGCCTATGAAGAATTTAAGAGGCAAGGTTTTGACGGTATAGTTAAAGAAACTATACATCCCAAGACCTTGGAGGCGTGGGTCAGAGAATACGCAAGCATAAATGGTGTAGAATTGCCCGAGTGGGCAGCCCCATATGTGGAAGTTTATGAGCAAACAAGGCCCGTCATATTGGGCCTAAAATAAAACAAGGAGGAGATAAGCATGGCAAACGAATTAGTGAAGGCAGAGGGTTTTGCAATTGCAACACAGGGTGACAAGATCCAGGTAGTGCTTGAGGCCAATCTTGGCGGTGACAAGATCAATCAATTTGACCTTGACAAGGTCACTGTCCCTGCAGGTGGAGGTATCTCGTGGGAGGTTCCTGGGCTTATGGGACCTGAGTCCACGCCTGAAATCGAGGGCGTGATCGTTGGGTGGAAGCCTGTGAGGTCGTTGTACTTAACAGACTTTAAGGACAATCCAGGCGTACCACCAAACTGCTCGAGTGATGACGGTGTGGTGGGATTCGGAGATCCGCTTGGTAAGGGGATCGAGGAGCGCAGGGACTGCGCCACATGTCCCATGAACCAATGGGGCAGTGCCGTTAATGGCCCAGGTAAGCGATGCGCCGAGCGTAGGTTGCTATTTGTCCTACGCAAGAACGACAGGATCCCCATAATGGTCGTCATTCCACCCACGTCACTGAAGAACGCCAAAGCATACTTTCTGCGATTGGTACAGAATAATGTACCATACTATGGCGTTATCACTGGACTAACGCTCTCCAAGGTCAAGTCCAAGGCTGGGATAACATATGCTCAGGTTGAATTTAAAGCCAAAGGATTCCTTACCGATCCAGACGTGGAAATGTTCAGGTCATATGCGGAGTTCTTTGGCAATGTGATCAAGCAAATAAAGTTCGATCCTGAAATTGTGACACCAGAGTAGGATGCCTTCTGTCCATATAGAGGGGTCGCAAGGCCCCTCTATTACCTACTGCATATGCGGAGGTCCGCGTAAGGAGGTGAAGATGTGCTTGACTACATACCAACAATAAGGGGCCTGTGGTCATACATATGGACGCTGAAGGATAAGCTATCCTATTGGTTCCCGTTGGACAACGAAGGCATCCAAGATGCCAAGGGCTATGTCGAACGCCACAAAGACGAAACCGACATGTATATAGCTGTATCTTTCTTTGATTCCCAGGGGGACATGACCAAGCGTGGCAAGGCATCCGACTCTGCTGGGATCTACGGTCTTTGGCTTGATATCGATGTTCAATGTATGATGCGCTCAAGGATCGACCTACCACGAACCACAGCAGACGCTATAAAGATCCTCGAGGATGGACCCAAACCGTCCTTGGTAGTCAATTCTGGCTATGGTCTCCAGGCATGGTGGCTCTTTAATGAGCCATTTGTATTCAAGACTCCTGAGGATAGGTTGACGGCATCTAAACTTGCTGGTGCATGGAACGAATGGTATCGGTTAAAAGCGTTGAAGTTTGGTTGGGGCCTGGACAGCGTAAGCGACCTCGCTCGGGTGATGAGGATCCCTGGCACGTATAATTTTAAGGGTGACTTTCCAGTTCCTGTCACAATAACAGAAGATAACAAGTGTGTATATACGCCATCAGATTTATCAGAACTTATCCCACCCGAGGCATGGGATGCTCGGCGCGGCACAAGTGATCCTTCGATTTCTGTAAATATAGTGATCAATCCCAACGCTGATTATCCTCCACAGTTTTCCGCTATGTGCGCAAACATCGAAAACTTCGCTAAGACGTGGACACATAAAAAACCTATCAAGGATAGGTCTAACAGTGGCTATGACTTAGCCATTGCATCTTATGCAGCTATGGCTAACTTGTCTGACCAAGAAATATGCGATCTACTGATATGCCACGCAAGAGAGCAAAACTTTCCTATTAAGCGCCTTGAATACTATCAAAGGACCATAGCCAAGGCTCGTGAAGGTGGCCAGCTTGGTCTTGCGCCAGAAGAAACACATGACGTATCCTCTATCATTCCTAAGCTGAAGGACCTGAACGCAAGTGGTCAGGATACTGTATATGCTGAGAGGAAGTCTGTCTTCGCTCTTTTGTCGGTGCTATTCGGTATACAGGTATATGATTTCATAGCCTACAAAACAGACCCGCGCGAATATGAGCTTTTCACAGAGAACGGTAAGGTGTTTTTTCATAAAGGACAAGAAGACCTCGCTACGTCGAACGCCTTTAGAAAAAGAGTTGGTGATATAACCAAGGTCTACCCACCAAGGTATAAAACCGAAGACTGGGACGTTATTTTACAAGCGTTGAGGTTTGCGGCCCGTGACGTTGATATAGGCCCAGAACTATCAGACGAGGCGCAAACAAGGATGTGGGTTGAAAGCTACCTTGCCAACCATCCACCGCTTCCCGCGGATAAAATTAGGGATGCTGTCATGGCAAAGAAACCATTTATTACTGAGAACGGAGAAACATGTTTCTTCATCGAAGAGTTGAAGTCGTGGTTGGCATCACGAGGAGAGAAGCTTCAGATGCAAAGATTAGGGTCAAAACTACAAAGGATAAATATTCAAAGCAAAAGAGTAAATTACAAATCTACTATTGGAGGTAGGATGCAAGCAAGGGTGTGGGTAATCCCATCAGAGGTTACAACATCTGAGGCGGAAGGAGGCGATGACAATGACAGAGACGAATGAGTTTAGGGTCTTCGGCCCTCCAGGTACAGGCAAAACTACATACTTAGCACGTCAGATCGAGCGTGCTCGAAAGATTCATGGCGGTGAAAGGATTTTTGTTACGTCATTTACGAGGGCCGCAGCCATAGAAATAGCTTCTCGTGTGGGCATAACATTGCCCAAGGCATCAGTTGGTACACTGCATGCACATTGCTATAGGGCGCTTGACTTCCCAGAGCTTGCAGAAAACCACATATCAGAGTTCAACGCTAAACACCCCGACCTCGCCATAACTGCCGATGTGGATATAGATGACCCATTCGATGTACAGCCTGCCACAGCTCCAGGTGCTGAGGCATACCAAGAAATGCAGAGGTTGAGGTCGATGCTCATACCCCCCGAAATGTGGCCCACAAATGTAAGGATCCTTTATAACGCGTGGGAGGACTGGAAAAGAGGAGATAACCTCCTCGATTTTACAGACCTCCTTGAAATAGCGCTGAAAGATATATCTTACGCTCCAAACAACCCTGCGGTTGGCTTTGTCGACGAGGCTCAAGACATGACACCATTGCAGTTTGCCTTGGTGCGTAAGTGGGGCAGTAAGATGGAAACGCTGGTACTTGTAGGTGACGAAGATCAATGCCTGTATCAGTTTAGTGGAGCTTCCCCAGATTCAATGCTTGACCCACCATTGCCAGATGATCATATTATTGTGCTTGGTCATTCATACAGAGTGCCAGAGTCTGTCTTGTCTTGGTCTGAGAATATTATATCCAAAGTAGAAAGACGACAAATCAAAGAATACAAACCACGGGAGGAGGATGGCAAAGTAGTTGAGGGCAAGGTTAGGTTGTCTCAGGCCAGTGCCAAAGATCCTTCGATGCTTTTACTTGAGATCGAAAAAGATATGAAGAGAGACAAAAGTATCATGGTGCTCGCTTCATGTGCATACATGCTCATTCCTTTTATCCAACTCATGCGCCAGGAGGGCATCGCCTACCACAATCCATACAGATTGAAACAGGGTGCATGGAATCCATTGAATCGTGGTAGGGGCACGTCATCTGCCGAACGACTTACATCGTTCATGAAATTCTCAGAATCTCTGTGGGGCGAGGCCGCCTCCGCGGTGTGGTCTGCAGAAGACCTGCAGAAATGGATCCCACTGATAGATTCAAAAGTATTGAAGCATGGGATCAAAGAAAAACTCAAAAAAGCCAAACCTACAGAGAAATTTACCATAGCCGATGTGTTTTCTGATGAAGATGCCTTGACAATGGTTTTTGGTAGTGAGGAAAAGAAACTTGAGTGGTTCGAGACAAACCTCACAAATGAAGGCAAGAAAAAGATGCAATACCCTTTACGAGTATTAAAGAAGAAAGCTTCACAGCTCTTATCTCAACCACAGGTCATTGTGGGCACAATTCACAGTGTTAAGGGTGGCGAAGCAGATATAGTTTATGTGCTACCTGACTTTGCAAAGCCACAAGTCAGATCATGGTATGGAGGTGGTGAAGGTAGAGATTCACTGAGGAGGTTGTATTACGTCGCTGGTACAAGAGCCAGAGAAGAGCTCGTACTATGTACGCCGTCATTTGGCGTGCATGGATTTCCCTTGATGGAGGGATTGGCATGACAGAGAAAGCCATAGTTAAAAAAATACAGGAATGGTTTAAGGCTAAGGGCGGAGTTTGCCACAAAGTGCATGGAGGACCGTTATCGGCTGGGTTCCCTGACCTGATCGGGTGTATCGAGGCCGACGCATGGGTGGTAGAAGTCAAAGTGCCAAACGCCAAACCTCGAGTGCCTAAGGAATTACGTGAAAGGTCACCAAAAGAAATGCAAGAATGGATGGAGAAGGGCGCCACAATGCTCCAGGCCAAGACACTATACGATTGGCAATGTGCTGGTGCCATAGCTATGGTGGCCACCAGTGTGGAGGACGTAGAACGTAGATATCAAGAAGAATATTTTGGTTTTAGCATAGGGGGGAAACACTATGACAGATTTAGAAGGACTCAATGAGGTTGACTGGGAAGTTATAAAGTGGAAGGCACAGGGCCTTACAACTAAAGAAATAAGTGAAGTGATGGTACTCAGCCCACAGACCATCAAGAATAGATTGTCCCAGATTTATGACAAACTTGGCGTTCGTAATGGCATAGAAATGCTCAAAGTATTGTATAAGAGCGGTGTGGATCCATGGAATGTGGGGTAATCATCATGAACTACACAAATAGTAAAAAATACTGGACAGAAGAAGATAGAAACACTGTCCTACAAATGGATATAGATGGGTACACACAACATGAGATAGCAAAGCATATTGGAAGGTCATATAACTCTGTGAGGCATGTGATGGCCACAGAGGAGTATAAACGCAACAAAGAAATGGCGCTCAACAAGTTGGCATTGAGCAAGACTTTCGAGCAGGGTGCAGTGTATACAATAGAGGAAATGAAGGACTTATCGGGCATAATATTCTTGCCCAGCAACTTTGTTTATGAGGGCAAAACACAAGGGAGGAGGGCTAAACACATATTTAGGAGTGTTAACGGAGGATATTTGCTCACGTTTACAGATTTACAGCTCTATGGTTTTATTTTTAGGGAAGGAGGTGGTGACAATGCCGAAAGGTTACGAGAAGATGCGGGATTCTATCAAGAAAGATCTAATCAAAAAGGGAAAATCACCAGAAGCAGCAGACAAAGAGGCGAAGAGGATCGCTGCTGCTACGTGGAACAAGCATCATCCTGACAACCCTGTTACCAATAAACCGCACAGGAAAAAGAAATAAAAGTAGAGGCCCACAAATCTGGGCCTCTACTGCGGCCAATGCCGCCAGGCTGGTAAGGAGGAGGGAACCCAGCCTTAGTTGCTGTGCGTTACGCACTTAGCAGCTTCAGTAAATGCTAAGTATTACGATAGCCATAACAACTATTAAAGCTGCTATAAAGATAGCCTGTTTCTTTTTTAATACTACTGGTTTCTTGTCATCCATTTCCAACCCTCCCTTAATCAGCTATCCACACGCCTAAGCCAATACCTAACACAAACCCTAATATCCCACCAGCTGTAAAACCTTTTTTGTATGATTTAGATAAAGCCTTATTCATGTTTTCTTCCATCAATGCCATGCTCTGCTCCAACCTTGTGTTTGTTTCGTTGATTTCAGCGAGAGCACTATTAAGCTGTTGCTCAATTGTGGCGATCCTTGGTTTTATGGCTTCAAGCTCTTCGTGCTCTGCCATTGCTCCAGTGAGTACTAATCGTCCCCAGCCCCATGGAGCCGCAATCAACGGCTCATCAACAGTGTAACCTGGCATAAGTTTTCTCCAACCCTCATTCCACGGTTGTAACTCGTTCGACCATGAGCTTTGAATACTCATTAAGTTTATCAATAAACTCAACATCAGAAGCAGACTGCATTTCTTGAATACTTGTATCACCTGCCTTCTTAGCATCGCTCATTATAGCTTTAATATCTTGCCTTATATACTCTATCTTTTGTGCTGCTTCTTTACTTGCCTTGATAGCTTCTTTGCTCGATTGTATGATTTCTTCAGTGACTATCGATGTTTTATAATTATACCACACAAGGATAGATACACAAATAAAAACGATGGCGACCACACTAATCCAAAACGACTTCTTAGATGTATCTATTATCATTGCTTCATACCACTTGTGGTGTTTATTTTGTGCTCATATGCTGACTTCCCAAAGTACCCTACGATGATGGTACTGCCCAACCATTTAAGGAGATCAGCAGACTTATCAGTAAGCGGGCAAAGTGTGGTTACGTCAAGCACAATGAGCACACACGTAAATACTGTGAAACACAGCGCTATCAATTTTGTAAGTGGTAATTTTCTGATCCTGTCGTCTAATGGCATTTCAATCACCTAACATTTTCACAATTATAGTAGCGACCAAGCCACCCACCCCACCAGCGGCGGCTATCATACCTGTAAGTTTAGAGTTACTCATAGAAACGCGCCACAACCGTTCGGGTACATCACGAAGTGTACCTAATTCACCCTCGACGGTCCTAATCCTTACCTCGTGATTTTCAAGTTGTTTCTCATATCTCTTAAACTGGCACTCGCG